TTGAAGAAAGCGCACCAACATTAAGTCCGGCAGAAGATGTAGAGCAGGGCGCAACAACCTTGCCATTGAAAGTTGCCCCCATAAGCGAGGCATATCCAGTAGAAACAAAATTGGAGACATAGACCTCCGTCGCATATCCACTCAAGTTGGATACCGTAAGAAAATTGGAAGGGTTGCTCGATGGGTAATAGGTCGAAGCTGCGGTTGCCGATGTAAGGTATGGCGCAAGGGCAGAGGAGGTAATATATCCCTGCGAGGTTACATAAGTCTCCGTGGCATAGCCCGTCAGGTCGGTAGTTGGAATCAACTCCCATTGGCCGTTCTTACGGCCATACAGGTTGCCGTCCACATTGGCTTCTTGGATGTAGCCGTTTGGGTTAGAGGCATCATACTTATTATCGAGCGCGTTCTGTAAGTCGGTCTGCGACGAAAGAGTGCCTCCTATGTTTCCCCAATTAGCAGCTACATCCAAGCCAATAGCCACAACGTTGCCTGCGCCCGTCTTTGTGTAGCACAGTCCGGTAGCCGTGTTGATAGCGATTTCGCCAACTACAAGGTCGCCAGCGGTGGGGACTGTTGTCCCCCGCTTGTGCTTGATGGGCAGCTCCATCTACTTAGGACTGAACCGGAGGAGTGGTCGGAGCAACCGGCTCAACAATCGTTAGACCCAAGGCGGTGATTTCGGCGCGAAGCTCTGCTTCCGTTGCTTTCGAGAGAAGGGTCAAGTAAGAATTGGCCTTACCACCGAGAGGAAAGTCCTTGAGCACAAAGACCTTCTTGGAGGTCGGCTCGTAAAGGGCGTTCCATCCCTTCGGGATGTCGAAAGCGGGCAGGGCGGGCGTCGTAGGTGTATCGGTCATAGTATTCTTGGAGGTGTGTCCACTCAGGAGGTGAAGTGCTTGATGATTTTGACGGGAATAGTATCCGTGTAGATGACCCTGCCCGAAAGCAAGGTGAACTTAATGTCCCAATTAGCGTCGCCAATCTTCCATCCGGCTGTTGCCGAGCTGATGTTGAAGGTAAGGACGGAGGTGTCAGGGATAGTCACCACTAGGTGATGCTCTACCGCGTCGTTGGTCACGATGGAGGAGGCAACCGTAACTCCCACCAAGTCAGTAAGACCAAGGCTCTGGGCAATGGACGCCGGCACGTCTTCCGTAAAGGTAGAACCTTGCTTGATGACTCTCTGTGAGTAGGGCGATGTGGTCATTAGAAGCTTCCTCCGTCTATCTCTGTGAGAGGTGTCCACCCAGCGTTCTTCCGGCCGTAAAATACTCCATTAGAGGGTGCATCTGGAATGGTCGCCACATCCAGCACGATAGGGCTGTATGCGTATCCATCAATCATGTCATTTTTAATGACGCACTCTGTCATCAGGATAGTCTGCTTCGTTCCGCTTGTGGTTACTTCGATTTCCAATGAAGCATCAACGGATGCGTCTCCCGAAAGTAGGTATTCAACCTCGGCAGAGTTAAGATTGAGAGTAGCCGTAAAGCCCTTTCTTGGCTTTAGCCCCGACGCGTCAATCGACAACTGATAAGCAAAGTTGACCGGAGGGACTTTGAAGTTCGCAACTTGGGCATAATAGGCCGTGTCTGGCGGCAGCCAATCTGGGTAAAAGCCCCAAATGACATCATAGACCCCATCGCCAAGGGCTTTAATCTTGGGCTGAAAGTAATCAGACGTTGCATACATCTTGTTGGCCGTAACGTCGGCCGCAGATGCCACATACTCAAAGTCGCTATCTTGCGCGACAGCCGGCACAACTAGGCTCGTAACACTATTCCAAGCATCTACTGTGGTAAATTGACCAGCAAGACCCCAATTGGCTTGAAGCCTCCATGCTCGCCATACGTTTGGCGTTGTCGAAATTGTCCAGCTGCCGATGGAAGGGGCGGGGTTGAACTCGATACGTTTGTAGCCGAGGCCGATTGTCTTGATGGTTGCCGCTACTGGCTCAACAGACTCAATGCTGTCCCATTGAGTTTGATAGACTACCGGTGATTGAGCAACTTTAAGAAAGAACGTGGCGCGGTGAGTAGAATCTCCTGCTCTTATTGTAATGAGCTTGCCATAAGAGGTTGGGAAAAGGTCAGAGGTTTCCACCGTCATTGAAGTCTTACTTCCGGTTGTGCGATACTTGATTTGGACCATTACCGCCGACAGGGGCGTGACATCAAGCCCGCCTTCTGCCAAGATTGTAGGGTTCAGGTTCAATGCCGTTTCAATGGCATCCGCTCCGGCTCCTGCCGCCAAGGTGGTTTGGTTTGCGCCCACCGTAATCACATAGTTTCCTGTGAGCGGTGCGGCGTCGCGCCGTCCTATGGCAAGCTTGACAGACGCGTCTACCGGAAACTCTATTTCAACCAATGTGTCATCTACCGCCTTACACAGGTGCAGCTCAATGTCCACAGAATCGCCTTGGGTGAAATTAAGGCTTGGGGCATCGGCAGAGAGATTAAGACTGTCATACACATTTCCCGTTGTAGGCGCAATCCATAACTGTTTTTTACTGTTGGCCATGTGCTATTGGCGGTTGTCAAGCCAGCCGAGCTGGAACGTAGTAACTCACTCCATCTTGGGTAATCAAAAGCTCACGAGGAAAGTAAACATTTGTAAGGTTAGTGGGTGCCCCCGTAGGCACTTCAATACCCAAGCTTAAATACTGTTCTGGCAAAAGGTTAATAGCAGCATTGAGCTGTAGATTTACGTAGACCTGCGTGGCAAAACCGGTAATGTTGTTGGCCAACAGCGTTGCCACCCGGCTTTCGGTAACAAGAGGGTTTATGTCAGAGGGCGCGTTTGCGTAATCCAAGGCGGCTTTTTGGCCAGCGGTTGGGACGTTCGCCTCCTTGTTTGTCTGAAAGAGCTCTAGGGTAGCCAGCCTGCCTTCTAACCCATCAACCTGCAATGTAGTATGAGTGTGGTTAAAGGCGGCAAAGCCGTTTATCCGCGTATCGTAACCAGCAAGGATGGTGTCCAGTCCCGTAATTGTGGATGTTGGCTGCGTGTGGTAAACTGCTGCCTTGGTTGTTTGTAGGTTTGCTATGTCAATGGTCAGCAATCCAATGTTTGTGTTCTGGGAATCCAGAGTGCTTTGAAGCCCCACTATGTCTGCCGGCAAGTGCTGATGGACAAGGGTTGCGTAAAGCGCATCAGAAGCGCTCCGGGTCAAGAATAGGTTAGTTGCAGACGGCGTGGCTGCGCCCTGAATGGCTTCAAGTTCGGCGGTGGATAGACTGCCTCCTGAAATTAAGAGTTCAAGTTCTGCATCCTTGGCTACTAGGGCATCAAGACTCGACGCTCCCAGCGCTCCAATGTTGTTTCTTGCCTGAAGCTTCTGTCCGGTTGTAAGACTTTGAGATGTGTCATAGCGAACAACGCTGTCCGCAGGGATGACATCACCAAACTGAACCAGCTCGTAAACATCGGTGTCAATCAGGTCGTTGACAATGTAGGATTGCGCTTGGACAATCGTGAGTCGTTCGCCGGCAAGCTCGACCTCAACCTCCATTACGGCATCGACAGAGGATTGGCCAGCAAGAAGGGCTTCCACCTCCATTGTGTTAAGACTTAATAGGCCAACCTTGGTCGAGAAGTTTACGATGTTGCTGTTCGCAATCGACATGCTCGAAATTACTGGAGCAGGAACTGGGAAGGCCGAAAGCCAGATAGAAATTGAGTATTCAAGCGGGCTTCGCTTTGTGCAAGCAATGAACCAAATATTATTCCAATTTGTCCCCCGCTGAAAGGCTGCTATGATGTTAGTAGCATCCAAGGAGTCAATTGCGATAGCCTCTGTAACGCCAATCTTGCCTCCCGTTGCCCATACATAGCTTATGGTAAAGCTACCACCCCTAGGTAACTTTGAGAAGTTGAGAACAAAGGTCCTGATAGCACCAACCGTGGACTCCAATGCAATTGTTAGCAGAGCAGGTTCCGCATCCTCCCAAGTATTGCACACGGCAACCGGGGATTGTTTGACGTGAACGGTGTAGATTGCCGAGACGCCAACAGCTCCGGCGCGAGCAAGATTAGTTCCAATAGAGCAGGCAGGGAGAAGGTCGTTAGTGGCTACGGCCAAACTTGACGCCAACACCCCAGTATTATTCCACACAATCTTGTAGGTATTAGCCTGCCGAACAACAGTAACCCCGCCTTCTGCAATAATGGACGAAAGGGCATTAAGCTTGGCGGCGGCCGCAATGCCGTCTGCATTAAACGGTATGTCAGCGGTAACCTGACCGCCATAGGACAACGCAAAAACCCCAGCATCGGGAGCTGCATCAATCAACCCAATTGCAAGGGTGATGTTGGCTGCCGCTGGCCAAGCCACTTCGTCGTGGACTAGCCCTGCTTGATTTACATCCTTGAGCCAATGCAACTCTACGGCAACAGTGTCGCCCTGCGTTAGGCGTATTGAATCAACCGTTCCTGTTGACTGCCATTCGTCTTGGAGGGCATTCTTTGAGGAGTTTGCCCAGAGGACCAAAGGCGAACGGATGAGTGCAGGGATGGTCATTGCTTAAATGGCCCTATGTCAATCACGGCCCCGGCGGCTCGCCACCAGAGCTGGGGTAACCCCGATACACAGGACCGAAGATTTTGTTAATCTTCACGTCAACTAGTTCGAGGGTTGTGGTTTTGGTTTTAACGACTCCGGGATGGGTGCCAGTGCTCTTTCTAGTAGGGTGCTCATAATAACCCCACCCAGCAGGGTCTGAACCACGATACGGTCCAGTGCCCGCTTTGTAAACGCTATCCTTCCACTGAAAGGCAACATAAGGCTCTGGCTGACCCTGTGTCGATGTGTGCTCATAGGTTACGATTGATGTTACCGTCTGGCGATATGGCCCATGTGCCTGCCAATCGCGTTTGTCTTCGACGCTACCAGATTGCACCGAATCTCCACCATTTCCAACTTTGTAGATTTTGTAAGCGGGCAACGTGGACTCCCATAACCAGCGCGAAGGGACTTTCTTGGGTTCTTTTTCTGTCCTGCCGGGGTCAGTGTCCTTTTGGAAGTAATTATCATCAAACTTGGGTTCAAGTTCTTGATTGTCTGGCCAATTTAATTGAACCTCGTATCTTTCGACATCCCACTCGGCTGTATAGGTCATATTGCGACCTCCTTGGTCATACATGGTTTCTTGAACGTGCTTTCTGAACAAGAGCTCGACAGTCACGAACATCCCCGCGTGCGTCTGCTTGTAGCAGGGCAAGCGAGCCTGACGAAGGAAATAGAAGTAGGTTGTTTGCATTACCGTCGCTTCATTGACGCCGGTAAAGCCGTTTGTGTAATAGAAAAGAAACCCGCCGTCGGTATCCAGCCAATTGGGTGCTGCTTCGCATCTGTGATTCATTTCCGTCTCCCCAATAAGTCTCGCTTGGTGCGTGTTGTAATGGTCTGGATGGATTTCCCACCCCGTAGGATAGTTTGCCAAGGTTGCCCACTCTGGGCGCACCGTTGGGCATGGCTGAATAAAATAATTGATGACCGGAAGAACGGCGGCGGCTCCACCAGTCTTCTTAAAGCCTCCTCGCACGTGGAGCTTGTATTCCACGTCCTCAACGTCGCCTTGGGGACCAGCGATTGGAGTGATGTCTAATGTAGCTCTCTCAACAATAGGCTCAACAGGCGTCTTGACCTGAAAACCCCCTGCGTCGGTTGCGGTAACGATGACCGGCAAAGCTACCATTGAGGCATGAACAAAGTCCGTCGGGACAAGGGTGTTCTTGTTAAAGATGTAAGTGGTATCCAGCAATGCCGCACTCAAGAAAGGTGGCGACAAAGCGTCAGGCTGCCCCGGAATGTTAATAGCCTGCAACGCGGACACGACTTCGGTGGGACGCTCAGGATGCCAGACCTTGTTCTTTTGCCGGCATAGAGTCCTCCAAAGGTCGTTTGCAGAGTAGTGATGCACAGGCATCGTGAACCAAAATCCGTGAATGTATGGCGTGGTGTAATACGGCACATAGGTGCTCGTTCTTTGCTCATACTTAGACAATTCCTCTTCGTGCTGCGGGCTTGGATTTGCGGTTCTTGGAATCCCCTCGTCGGTAAATGTAGCACCGCCAACATATGCACCCGGCTCAAACATCGGATACAGCTCCTTGTGCATACCTTGCCAGAAGTAAGCATTGTAGTTTCCGGTTGTCGGGTCTTTTTCTAGGTTAGACTCATTGACTTCGGTTTCAGATTGAAACACCTGACCGATGCGGAACTCTGGCTCATTGTAAAAGTTGGCGCTTTCGCAACGAATACCCCACCCATCTGCCCAATGCTGCGACGGCTTGTAGCGGTAGCGGGCATACCAAGTGTTTGGGGCATCATCAGCACCATCGACCTCTATGCGAACATTGCCATCACCATAGCACTCTGGTTTCAGGTCAAATTGACGGTGGGTGAAGACTGAATCTGGCGCCGCCCCTTCGGAGGGTTGAAGGTTAGTATGTCTGCCCTCCCAATAGCGCCGATTGGTTGGTCTAGGCTTCTTCCGGTAGCAAGGATAAGGTTTCTTCTTCTGGTATGAGCCATACTTGAACTCATCCGTGAACTTAATTTCCCATTTTTCCTTCATCCCGTAAGGACGCTTCCAGACAATGTATTCAAATACAGTTGTCCAGCCTTCGAGGACGGTTTTTACCAATTTAAGCTCGTCGCAAGAATACTCATAACGAGGAGCAACATCGGTGATGTAGTTTCCGTAATAAGTAGAAATCTCATGCCTATCGTCACTGTTGTAATATTCATCTTGCAGGTTCCATCTCACCGTTGCCGGAGTTAGACGATTGTCGAGGAAGACCGCTTGCCGCCAATTATTGTAGCTCCATTCTTCTGTTTTAGTCCATGACTCACCCCAGTGCATTAACTTCCCACAAATCTCTACTTCTAGGTTAGTGTGTGGGTTAATTTGTTTTGGACAAGGACGGATGAGATTGTTGTTTTCATCATACTGCAAGTCCTTGACCCGCCAGACTCTTTCGGTAATCGTATACCATCTTGTAATTAACCCGTTGGGGTCAAACGGCCCCCCAAAGACGCGTTTCTCACACTTAACTTGACGAGGAAGCTGATACTCTACATATTCTGGTAGAATTACTGGGTCAGTTCTGTAATTAGTTGTCCGATTGTCCTTAACTTCATTGGCGGCCTTTGATGGCGCAGGGCGGCCTTCGTAACTGTTTGGACTCCAAACTGCTATGTCCATAGTAGATATTCCAATCCTGTTGTCATACGTAGCACTGCTTTGATTGTTTCCACCCGGCTTGCTATGTAGGAAAGAACCTGCAACCAGAGTGCTATGAGCAGCGAGCTGCCCAGCAGCCATGTTCCAAGGATACTCGTATGGAACGTTAAGCCATTTGTTTGGAGTGCCATCGGTTACCCAATACCAGCGACGCCAAGGTTCGAGGCGAGCGTTGGTGCTATCCCTAGGGGTTCCGGGAGGGTTCTCCGTCAGAGTTTCGTAGTCCGTCCCCCAAGGAAGCTTTGGATTCCACTGCGTGTATGTTGGGGAAAGCCAAGAGAGTCTCTTTTCGAGCTCGTTCTTTGTCCATGCCGCAATCAGTGCCGCCTTGCCAAGGGGTCCTAGGTAAGGTAGCTTGATGGTGCTCACACTCGGAAGAAGTAGTATGAAGCAACAAGGTTGCTGTATTTACGGCGCTCTGCCCAAACCGATGTAGAGACGAATTGCTTGGCCTGCGCAACCCACTTGGTGACGTTTTGAACCACGTCCTTACCATTGACCTGAACCGTGACCTGAAAGGTCTTCTGAACCGAAAGCATAACCCCGATAAGAAGAGTGCCTTCGTCGTCCTTGTCATAAGTCTCTGGATTGTAGTGATAGTCTCGGCGAGCCTCTACCTTGTAAGGGAAGCGTCCACCATTCGCTTCAAGTTCTGAACCCGGCTTACAAGCCAGATAGATGAACATTGGTCGAGCGCCAGCTCCGGGAGAGTATGTCCAAGGACTCTGCTGATAAAGATATATGCTTGTGTTGTCATACGTAGGCATCACATTGCACACAGTTCCCGGAACAAGATTGACCGTGTATGAGCCATTCTGGAGTTGCTCCAATTTAATCTTAAACGGATAGTCGAAGACATCTGGCAACTCGACGTCGGGCCATTCAATGTCTGGCAGCTCTGGCAACTTCCCTTGTAGGTCAGGTCCTCGCGCAAAGATGTCTGAACGCACACCTTGGACGATGATTGCATTGGGCGTAACCGTACAAACAGGATAGACGTTTTGATTCTTCTTTCTAGTAATCGGGCTTATGTAAGTTCCTATGCCATCTGGGGTTGCCGAGTGCCTCAAAAAGGCTTCGCCTTTGATGGAAAGCGTAAGAATGTTGTCAATGAGGTTTGAGAAAATGTTGTATTCTACCTCGATGTAGTAGTATCCGGCCAAAAAATTGCATGTCAGGATGCCAGTTGAAGCCTTGATAGATGCGGAATCGGCCGCGTCAGCTCCGGGGACTTCAAACTTAACGTTGTTGCCAGAGAAAATAGCACCTTTATTAATTCCAGCATCTCTGAAACCATAGCTTGAAAGAGGTCGGAACTCATTGGTGGTTCCATTAACAAAGACGTTGCCGACGTTAATCAAAAGCTTTTGCCCAGAGCGCACACAGTGCCACGGAGAACGTAAAGAAGCCGTCTGGTCTTCAATAGTCATTGTTGACCTTCTGCCATAGGTATTGACCTCATAGCCAGCGCCCAGACCAAGGCTTATCTTCTCAATCGCCGAAGACAGATTGTTGATGTCGGATGCTTTGATTGAATCTCCTTCCGAAACAAAGGGAAGATTAAGACCAACAGGAGCGCCAGAGCCTCCCGCGCCGGTATTAGGAGCTGTTGCCATTTTTAAAGAGGTTTGGGGGGTGTCTTGTTAGTGTAACCACCGCTACCGCCAGATTGCGAGCCAAAAGCAGGATAAATGTATTGATTCCACGGCTTGCCGTGTTCCGAAAGCTGCCACTCGCAAGACACCTTGTAAACGATGCCAAATGGTGTCACGTTGCAGCTCTGCAATAGGTAATTTGCCGCGCCCTGCGGGAAGATTTCTATTGGGCCATTTGGGGGTCTTGAAGACGTTGTGGACAAGTTGGCCATAAACTTGTGAACAGTATCCACTCGCTTGGTGTAAAAGCTGTATTTGATTGAGGCACGAGGGATAAGATACTTGCTCACGCCAGCAAGGTCGCCCGGAGAGCCAATTGCAAACTGTTTGAACTTGTTTGAGTTAGGCTCGCACTCGACCCAAGTCTTCCAAGTAACCGAGTCGATTGGGTTTGGTCCCTCGCCGCCCTTTAAGACGGCAAACTCGGCAATGCGAGGATGGAACAGGATGGACGTCTCTGCCGTGTTAGATGACACATCCCACTCTGGCTTCGTAGGGTCAGTCAGGAGTCCAATGTAATCCGTCGTAACAACTGCTTTGCCATTTCTGCTGAAGGAAATCGAACTCTTGTATGCCCCCATTCTGCTATCCATTGGGTGAGGATTGCCCTTTGGGGGGACTGGTGCGCCGGTTGGAGAAACCGAGTCCCACATCTTTGAAATCGTCCCCTGCAATAGGCCATATTGGTCCTGCGTGTAACTGTAATCTGGCTGTATGAGATTACTTACTGTGCCCTGATTCTTTCTGGCGATAGCTCCGGCTACAGGAAGCGGCGGACTTTTGGCTTGCGGGTCAATCGGCATAACTTTGTTAAATTGTCATCAAGATTCGTAGTCTTCCGGAGGGACGTAATCCGAACTAGGCGCGTCTTCGGTTATGAAGCTACCGTCGTGAACAGAACCGCTGGAGTCCCGATAGTAAGGGCTTGGAGCAGGCTTGGAGGGAACGGAGCCCTTTGAGGTGGAGTATGCTGGGGTCGACGCCTTGCTTGGCGCAGTGCTTACTTTGTCTTCAACCCCAATCAACCGCTTGAGGGACTTGTCCATAGATTGCAGTAGGGGTGAGTGGCTTTTCAGGGTTTCAAGCTGGGCGATAGCCGTGTTTGCCGTTTGGCCGACAATCATACCACCACCGCCGATAGAACGCATATCGGACATAACCTGCCATGCGGGAGTGCTGGCTGCCTTAAGCATTGCGCCTTCGGCCTTGCCGGCTTGCCCCTCAACCTTGCTGTATGCCTTATCTAGGATGTCCTGCTCCTCCTTGGTGATAGTTTTGCCACCCATACTACCCTCCGACTCGGCATCGGCTTTCAACTCGTTGTATTCCTCGTAATACTGCTGGAGCTTATCGAGCTCAAACTTGAAGGACTCTTCATTGATTTCCTTCTGGGTCTTGCCCTCCATCGCCATGTATTTGAGCTTACGCTCATGACGCGTGCGGTCCATACCGGACACCTTGTCCCCAAACTCAATGCCCTCGGTTATTTCTTTTTGTTGTAGGGCTATTCTTGCCTTCTTTGCGGCATTTTCATTGTCAATCTGGGTGGAGTAAGCAGCTTCATAGTCCTTCTTTGCACCCTCGGATTGGGTCTTTAACTGGTCCACTAGGTCTGTTGCCGTTTTCCACTTGAGGAACTTTTCCTTGGCAGACCCCTCAACCACCTTACCGTCGACAGTAGTGCCAGCGCGGTCTTCATCCTTGGTGAGAACGTCAAGCTTGTGCTCTTGTCCTTTGGGGACAAGCTTCCAATTGCGGGTGGCAGCAGCTTCGGCTTGCGCAGTTTTAAGAGCCGCATCAATGGCGTCCATAGCCGCCTTCTTAGGGTCAACTTCTTCTGCCTGATAAGCGACTCGTTCCTCTTCCGTGACTTTTGCCCGGAACTTGAAGCCAGCCATCTCTTCGGTTTCCATCAGACGGGCGTTCTCTTTCTTTTTAAGAGCGCGGGCGGCTTGCTTGGCTTTCTTCGCCTTTTGGGGGGCATCCACGTCCTCGACTTGCTTATTATACTGCTCTTGGGGCTTTATGCCCTCGATGATTTTGCCATCCTCCACGTAGTGCGTCCCGGACATGCCTCTTGCATCAATGAAAGACTGAAGAATAGGATTAAGCTGCTGACCGACGTAAGCGCGGGTGGCCTCGGCTGCCTTGGAATCCTTCTGGGCCTTGCCAACAAGGTTGCCCTTTGTTTCCAATTCTTTTTGTTGTTCTTTTAGGTGTGGAATCATCCCCACATTGACGGGCTTACCGTCAGCAAAATACTGTTCCAGCGTCCTCGTCGAGCCATCGGCGTTTTTGCCGTAAGTCAAAGTTGACGTGCCGGCTGTAAGCTCACGATAGCGTCTTGCCGCAGCAAACTCTTTTTTACCCTGTTCGCCACCGGAAAATCGACTCCAGTATTTAGGCTTTGTGCCAGCGTCATCCGAAGCCTGCAAATCCCAAGGATTAAAAGCCGCATTTGGGTTATTGCGGTTCATATCCATCATGCCCTTAATAACGCCGTTGCTTCCAAACTCTGCTTCAATTTGAGCCATTTCGCGTTGGCGGGCCTCAAGCTCTTGGGTAATCTGCGTAGTCATAACCTGCAATCCAGATGTAGCCAATTGAGGCAGGACATCTGTTGCATTCTGGTTTGTGTAAGGCGACTTCCAGACCGGAAGCCCACCACCAATTGCTTTACCCTTGCCCTCTTCAATAGGCACCATCTGACCGTCAACGGCAATAAACCCAGACTTACCTTCGTTTGCCCCGGCAAAAGTGCCCGTCCCGGCAACAACCTTTCCTCTCTCAAATGCCTCAATGCGCTTGCGGAGCTCTGGGTCGATGACGGCCTTATCGCCCTTCATTCGCTCAACGTTCAGATTTGCGATGTCTTCTTTGTAGATTTCGGCTTCGGTGTCAAACTTCTCCTGTTTTTCAGCCTTTTGGTTCGTGTCATAGGACTTCCACTCGGAGTTTACCTTGCGCCACTCTTCGACCAGCCCCTTTGTTCCCATAAGAGCCTTAGCAATCATAGACACAAATCCGGTTATCGCAAGAGCTCCTCTCGACCAAACGGCGACAAGCTTCTCCCAACTGTCTTTCATTTCGGCCTGAAGACGAGCCTGTTCGCGCAGGGCCGCAATTTCCGCATTGCTCATTGCGTTCTCGTTGTCGAGGAACTTCCGGCGGGCTTCAGAATCTTTACCCACCTTTTCAATCAAGGGTAGGAGTTGCTGGTATTGACGACCAAAAAGTTTTGCGCCGTATGCAGCCCTGTCCTGCTCATTGCCAATCTGCATCAGGAGCGTCGCCATTTCCGCAAAGGAAGCTGCCGGCTTTGAGGCAATGTTTCCAAGGTTATCCAAGTCAGCCCCTAGGTTCTTAAACACCGCCGCATTTTCCTTGGACATAAGCCCCTTGGATGCTTGGGCTCCAAGGGATTTCATACCCATCATCAAAGACCGGACAGATACGCCCGCATCGTTTGCGGCAAGAAGAAGGGAGTGGACCTCCTTAGGCTCAATGTGGAACTTAGACGATAATCCACCAATCTGCTTCGCCATAGCCGCATTAGCGGACATAGCCTCCGTTACCGCATCAAACGCTCCTTTAGCCACAGCAGCAGCCCCAGCGATGCTGGCAAACTTGCTTACCACTTCGCTTGAGAACGTGGATGCCAAAGTCTGTGCATACTTGAAGCCTGCGGCAGCTTCGGTAGCATTTACCCCAACCTTAATGTCGATGTCATTACTTCCGGCCATTGTAACTCTGGAGTTTTGCCAACGCGTCGGCCTCAACCTTCTTTAGGAAGTCTGCCTCGGAGTCCATCTTGCCCTCTTGCTCAGTAGTTAAAATCTTGGTGTCCGCACCCTCGATGATGCCATAGACTGTCAGATACCAAATGGCTTGCCCAACCGGAAGAGTCCATGCCTCTTCTTTCGTTAGGTGTAGCTTTGCCATCAGCGTGACTGCCATAAGCAGGGGAGGAGGGGCGTTGTCTGCCTTCTTGCCAACGTGTTTTGACTCCTTTTCAAAGGTTACCGGAACCGAGTTTGCATCGCCGATGTAATCCAACAGCTCGCGTAAGGCTTTGGCAAAGATGTTCTGGTCTGCCATCATCTGACCCACCAGCATCTGCTCCCTCACCGTAGGCTTCATCCTTAGTGCCGTCTGCACGTCATTGGTCGAACAAATGCGCAATGCCATCAGCAACGCATCTGGCGTCATCGCCTTTTCAGATTTGGAGACAACAAACGGACTATCAATGGCAGTCAGATACAACATGTGCCTCAAGTTGTAAGGGCGCAGCTTGTAGCCGCAAATGTCCCTTTCCTCCGGAATAATGAACGCCGTCAGGAATCTTCCATCCATAGTAGGATGATGCCGCCGAAGCGGCTATCAATTACATGCCGAAGGGTCTGACACCCGACACGCCTTCGTAAGCAGTTCCGCTCATCGAGAGAGTGTGGAAACCCCTTGCTTGGCCGTTGTAAGAAACAGACTGAAGAAGAATAGTGTCGCCGTTAATGGTAAGGGTGTCTCCCGGCTTAACCGTGTAGGACGGCACCGTGGCACCAGCGTCAGCAACAAGCACGCGACCATCAATGTTCACGTTGGCGCGGAAGTCATTCTGGCGAATGCCAACAACTCTACCGCTCTGGTCGATAACCTCATCCGTGGCCGCATAGGACGTATCTCTGCGATACGAGTCAATGAGGATACCTGTGACAGCAAGGTTCTCCAAACCATAGTGGAGAATTGTGCCGTGGGTCACCGGGGACGCGGACGGGTCGAGGGGAGCCGGAGGATTTGTCGTGCCAGAAGGTGTTACGGGGGGCATGGGCGTATTTCAAATGGGGTTCTGTCAACTTGTCCACTTACTGCTCCCACTCATCCGAGTTCTGTATCATCCAATAGCCTTTCATCAGGAGAACGGCGCTCCAGCTTGCGAGCCTCTGGGCTACTAGGTCTACCGGCTTCTGGGCAAAGGACATCCATCCATCCCCCAGCCAATCGGCTACCCTGTATAAAGCGCTTGCCGTTTTGTAAAGCCAGCGGGCGATGAGGATGTAAAACTTGATTTCCACGTTATTCAGACCAGCCCGTAATAGGCTTGTAGTTCACGGTGGCGTTAAAGTTCATAATTGCGGTCATCCTGCGTCCTTGATTTTCGTGCGCAATGTTCGATTGGGCGATGTTGTAGATGTAAAGGCCCTGTATTTTGGAGTATTTCCGGGACGATGGCAGGGACATCACATTGCTAATGGTGTTCACCAGCTCGCTGTGCTGGTCGATGGTCGTGTCGTCAATCGAGGACATCACTAGGACCGTCACCGGCACATTCCAATTGGAAAGGGAATCGGGCTGGTTGTCGAACGCGGGGTCGGCTGCCCCAGCCATTACAATTACTCCGGGAAGGGGTCTGTCTTGGTTTCTAAGCGACTCTACGAAGGTGTGGGGGAAAGTCCCCTTAAAGGCTTCCGTAGACAGCTTGACGTGGGCTTCGACTGCTCGACGAATACTCATAAATTAGATACACCACTTTTTGACCCAATCGGGGTCAACCTTGATTGTGCCGCCCATGCCTACTTGTGATTCTTTGGCACAGAGTTTGCGGACGGTTCTGCGGAAGTCGGCGGTAGTCTGGTTTTTAAAGGCAGAGCGGAGTTCGGTCAGCTTCTTCTTTTGCTCCTCGGTCATCGAGGACTCGTAAGACGCAACGATGGCTGGACTTTTCATAGCGTTGTTCTTGATGACAACGTGCTGGACGACTTCGGTTTCCACGCCCTTCTTTTCGACGGAGCCAGTTGAGGCTGCCTGCTTGCCGGCTACCACTCCCCCCAGTTGGCTTAGGCACGCCTTCCAGCCAGCATTGACCACTCCCACGGTTTTTTGCTTAAAGGCGACCATCTTCTCAATGACCGCGCGATTTTTGACGTATGCCCGGACAGAAGGATTGTGGGCAGACGCATCTTTAGCCGCCCCCTGAGTAGATAGGATTGCTCCCAATTGAGCCTCCGTCACATCACTAAAGTATGGGGTGTTGTTCTCCTGCGCGGGCCAGCCCGCAGCTTGGAAAATAGCGTAAAGCTTGTCCATATTGCGCTCGTTCCAAGCGTCCTCGCAGTTGGCTTCGCGCCAAACAATGTTTTCATAGTTCCAGAGAGCCTTGTCGTTCCTTGCCATGATTAGGTTACCAAACTTCTCCGAGCTCAAAGGCATAAACGCTGACCGGATAAAGCGTTCTTCTCGCTTCATGCCTGATTTGTCTGCCTGCTCAGTTCCACCCGTCCCCTGCTTCCCTTCAAAAGGAGGCGTATGGGCAATGATAGTCCGAAGAAGTTGCTTACAGCTTTCCATAAGCTGTTTCCCTAGGGAGTATTTCATACCCTTGTCCAAGCGCTTCATTCGCTCAGGGACTTTGTTGCTGACCGATGCCTTTACCTGTGGGATAGACATTATGCGTTCGAGCTGATGCTGACCCCGACATCGACCCAAGGGTCGGGCGGGCGATTGGTCACGTTGGTTATGGTGTAGCGTCTTCCAAAAACCGTAATGTGCTCCCCCTGCGTAGGCGGCGATGTTTCAAGCGGGTTGCCAGCGGGGGCATAGATGCGGACATTGTAGCTTGAGTTGTATGCAAAGCCACCCTCGGCAAGCATCTGCTCTACCGGAGCTCTGGATACCAATGCCTTGAAGGTCTGGTTGCGGAAAACGACCGTCCTGCCGAACTCCGTTAGGAACTCCGGACCGTCATTAGTCAGCTCATCCCAGATGTTGCCCATTCGCTATGGGCGGGTGTCAATCAGCCGCCTTCAATGCCCAATTCTTCGCCCTCGAAAATTGTTTTACCACCGGCGCTGATTGTAATTCTGCCGTGGGTAGCAAACTGCTTCGGGTCCCAGCCAATCTTGTAGGATGAATCCTCCGTCTTCCACTTGTAAGTGACACCCTTGTGGGTGACGTTGCCAACGCGCTGGTCCACACCCTCACGGCGGGCTTCGTTGCGTAAAGCACCCCAACTGCTGTATTCAAAAGCACCGTCTCCATTTCGGCCGTTCTCGTGGTCCTCGCCACCAACGATTTTTCCGCTCGATTTGTTGTATTTGAGGGCGTTAACGCCGGCGTCCATTAAGTCTTGTCCAAGGTTGTGTCTCGAAAGCTGCTGAATGGCGATGCGGACTTCCAAGGGGATAGCATTAACCTGCTTTGCGACGAGCTCCTTCATCTTCTCCTTGTTCTTCTGGGCGTTCACGCCCTTCTTGTCCTTCGCTCCAAAGTATTTATCGGCGGCGATGGACGCCTTGGTCGCAATCTTCTCGACCTTGAGGGCAAGTTTCTGTGCCTTGGGGCCTTCGTTTGTGGCTTTGTCGCCAGAGTCGTTGCCCTTTTTGGTAATATTTATGGCTTGCTTTTCGGCCTTGTCGCGCAGGGCGGCATCGGCAAGCTCCTTGAGCTTTTCAGGGGCCTTTCGTTCTTCTTCCATTTCTCGGACTCTTTCGACCATTGCTTGATACTTCTTTGCCAATGCCTTTTCCGACGCCCAAGCATTAGCGTTGTATAAGCCTGTTTTAATCGCTGGCTTGTTTTCTTCCCAAAACGCATTGGCTGCCCTTTGAGCAGCAGTCACTTCGTCTACCGTCGGAATCTTGCCGGAAGCAACAAGGGCTTCGGCTTTGGCTTTCGCATCGGCGATGGCTTTCGCGGCCGCATCCTCACGCTCCTTGGCTTCAATCTTTTGGGCGGCATCAATAAGCCGAGTGGCTTCTTTGCGCATAGCGTCGCTCTGTTCAGAGCGGGCGGTGGAATATCCTCTTGCCATAAATTAACCGGTAATCCTCTCGATTCGGGTGCGAAGGTCCTTGAGTTGAGTGACAAACTTACGCTCAATGTCACCCATGTCGTTGGATAGTTCGTCTTCACGGTCGCTGGATACTCGACGTCCTTCGTCAAACCCGCCTCCTTGAGGGCCGTCCTCCATAAGAAGCTCGTTGATTTCATACTGCATTTCCTTGTATTCGTTCACTTCACGGGCGGTGATGTCGATGCGGTCAATGTTTACCGCTTCGTGGGCAAAGTGGTCATTTGGATTAGGAGTGGCGTTTTGTTGCCAGAGTTTTGAAAGAGTAGATTTTATCTCATAAGCTTTCTGGATTTTGTCTTCGTCCCAACCGCCGGCAAGAAGCTTGTCGATATCAGACTTTGCCTTGTCATTGACTTCCTTGACGTGCTGGGCGGTTTCTTCGATGTCCTTGTCGCTCATTGTCTCATAGTTGCCATCATAGGCGCGACTGCCCTTAAGTTCGAGGGCAAGCTTTTCAACGCTCCCAAGACCATTGCCAATCAATGCGGCATTAGCATTGGGAATGGGTTGTTGAGAGAGCGAATCAAGCCGCTGGGTCGGATTTTCTGAACGAGATTGGGAGTATCCTCTGGCCATATTCTTGTAGGCTTGTCAATTAGCGGTTGTTAAGGCGTTCCCAATTCCTCTGGGCGGCTCGAAGGGCTTTGTCAGCCACATCATTAGCGGCATCCAGCTTCCTCTGTTCCTCGTAAGGGATTTGGACTGCACCCTTCTCAAACCTTGCCATCATAGCCTTGTAGGTGGCTTCCTTGGTGGCTCGGAGGGCAGCACCTTCAGGGGTTGCTTCAAAGTCGGCGCGGTCCTTGGCGGTCTTATCGGAGAAGAGCATCATAGCCACCTTGTCCTTTACCCACTTGGAGTAAGAAGGGGCACGCATTCCATTGGCACGCATCTCGAAGGACTGTTCGCCGTGTTCATCCCGGAGGGTGGTCTTGTCTGCCTCGAAGCGACCTCTCTCACCCGGAGCATTGTAACGTGCTAGGACGAACTTCTCGGCAGCACCCAAGGTCATTGAGCTGGGGTCGATGCCCCTGTCTTTGGCCATCATTGCGATGACGTTGACGGTGCGGGAAAGCCGCTCGCTTTGTGCATTTGAGTATCCTCGTGCCATTTGATAATTGTTATGTGTCCACCTATGAGAAATGTCAAGAAGATTGTGGACAAATCTTACTTGGGCACAAAAAAGGCATCCGAAGATGCCCTGTTGCCGGTGTCCAGCTCTCCTTACTTCTTCTCCATACCGAACTTCACGTAATACGCGAGGACGGCATTGTTGAAGAGGTATTCGGAGAAGGTCACGTTAGCCATGTCCTCTGGATGCTCTTTCAGCATCTCGTCGTAGTGCTTCTGGGCGACCTTGATTTGGGTAGGCTCATAGCCTGCCTTGGTCAGGTTGCCAGCGTCGTCACCGAGGATGGGTTGGAATGCTTTCTTGTCCATGACTTACTTCTTGAAGGACTTGACGGCGATGCCAGCCTTGTCAACGACTTCGGAGCCCTTCTGCACGATGGCTTCGGCTTTCTTGGCGTTGTTGCGGAACACGAGGGCGCCGGCGATAAAGCCGACAACGAGTGCGATGAGGTGTGTAATCATTTTTTTGTTGGGTGAAAATTACATGTCGACGGCTTCATTGATGCCTTCGATTTTATTCTTGCTGGAAGCCTTCTTGATTTTCTCGGTAGATTTCTTTTGAGCCTCTTCGTTGAGCTCTGTTTTAGCCACTTCCTGTTCATGAATAACGCTGTCGGGAACTTTGCCATTTTCATCACGCAAGCCAAGCGTTGCGACGACTTGAGCTGCGCTCTTGGAGCGACGGTCTGCGAGAGGATGTTGGAACAGATACGCTTCTTTCTCCGCGTTGCGGAGTGTAAGGAAATGTGCTGCGGCTTGCTGGGCTTCGGACTTCAGATACGCAGTCGCCTTTGGGCGGCCATCGGTCTGAACTTCGATGACGATAGAAAACTTCTGGGACATAAGACCTCTGATGATGCCCAACCAACTACCGAGTCAACAGGTAATTAGTCGATTTCGCCTGTGCCGAAAACGCGAGTAACACCAAAGGCATCAACGTAAGTGCCAGACACCTTGGAAGGCTTCAGTGCCTTCGTAGGCATAGCTTCAAGAAAAAGGTAGTGAGCGGCAGACGGGTTGATTACCAAGGTCGAGAAAAGAGCTTGGGCTTCTTCGGCCGAATGGAAGATGTCAACGGTTTCAGAAGGGCTGCCGCAGTTTTGGACAACGATGGAGAGAGAAGAGGGGCCAGATGCGCTCATAGTGATAGTGGGCGTATGTCAACTTACTTCCAGAAGGGCTTGTTGGGCTTGACCTCAACATTGCCAATCTTGACAGGCGTAGTAGGCCTTGGGGGCACAACCGGCGCAGGCGGAGGCGTGGAAACCGGGGTCGGCTCTGTATCGTCGCTCATTAGTCGATGATGTCGGGGTTGCCCACTTGACGCCAGACGCCATACGCGTCTTCAAAGTAAGTAGGAGCAGGGGTGTGCGTAACGCCGGCGGCGTCCGTGTAGCCCTTGGTGACGGTGTTGTAGCCACCTTGGCCATCGCTCACTTGGAAGGTGCCGCCGATGTTGGCTTGCTTGCCATAGTCCTTATCCCAGACAGGCTGCCACAGGCCCTGAAAGTGGTATCCAAACTCACGTGCATCCTGAAAGTCGGCTTCATAGAGGGCGCGTTCGTCCGCGCCGTAGTAGACGGAGGTGCGCTTCATGCCATCTTGAGTTGCAAAAATGGCCACAGAGAACGGGCCTTTGGTAGAGTTATATGGGGCTGGCATATCGTTTGTGGACAACTGTCAACTTGCACGCACCATAATCGAAGTGAGCCATTTACCGGGGCGAACCGAGCGGAGGGGCTGGAATCCGAACCTAGTGTAGTAAGCGGTGAGTTCCTCGACAGATAGAGGGGATGGGCGAAGGGCTGTTGCGTATCCCGTTGGGATAAGAATAATCGGGACTTTAATTTTGTCCGCAATTTCGCAAAGCGCCTTAAGAGCTTGTGCTCCGCCGCCCGGCTTCAGCGCTTGTAGGCTTTCCAAGAAGATTGCCTCTCCCCCTTTGGGGAAATCCACATACTTCCCTTCCTTCATATGGTGTGGGCGAGCTGCCAATGCCCCATCTCCGACAACTACAAGGTTACGGCGAGCCAGACTAGGCTCATTTGAAGGGCAACCGAGAGCTGCCAGCGCGTTAGTCAGTGTATGCTCCACCATTGCCATCTGTGTAGTAAGTCCAGCCATTGCACTCACCAAGGTAGCTGCCCGAACCGTTGTAGGACGGCGGGTCGTAGTTCTTATACGTCCCGCAGTCGCCGTCGGTGTATTCCTGCCAATTAACAGAACCAACATACCAATCACCGCAACCCGCATTGTAGTATATGCTGTCCATGCTGCTGTTTACAAAGTTGCCAGACGAGTCGCAGGACGAGCAGCTTCCGTTGTCAGATGTGTAAGTGCCACAGCTACCATCAGCATAGATGTTATAGCAAGAGTCGTAAGGGTCTACGCCCATGTCGGTTCCTGACGAGTCGCAGTTTGGGCCATCGCAACTTCCATTGGAAGAAGTGTATGTTCCGCATGTGCCGTCTGCATAGACGTTGTAACAGGAGTCACCAGCCCAAACTCCATAGTCAGTGCCGGAGGCGTCGCAATTCCAATTCGGGTCTTGAGTCCAATAGCAACCATCGTAGCTCCAGCCTTCGGAGCCTTCCGTGTGCAACGCCGAGTCTTCGCAGTCATCATCATCGCAAGAGCCGTTAGAATTAGAGTATGTGCCGCAAGTTCCGTCAGCATACAAGTTGTTGCAAGAGTCGCTAGGGTCTATGCCAAGGTCAGTGCCGGACGAGTCGCACTCTGGGCGCGAGGTCACGTTGCCGCCGCTATCAACGGTGTAAATGTTGCCGTTACAGGTCGTAAAGTCCCCCGGAGTGGATGTGTTCTCGTTGTAAGTGTAGGTGCCGCAACTTCCGTCGTTCATTGTGACTTCGACGTAGTAGCCAATCTGAATTGAGCCACAGCCCGCATCATACATCAAATCATTGTTGCCGCTTCGGCCTGCTTCCGTTCCAGCATCAGGGCAAGGAGGCGGGTTGTCTGGGCGTGAAGTGACCGCGCCAACGCTATCCACGGAATAAATGTAGCCATTGCAGGTCCCGATGTCGCCCTCATTGTAGGTATCCGTCGTTTCTTCCCGCGTCGTGCAATCTCCATTGGAGAGGGTTACCACAGACCTTGTTCCAATAGTCCAAGTCCCGCACCCCACCTCATATTCAAGCGGAGAGGTCGTTGCATCGCCAATTTGTTGTCCTGCTTGCGAGGAAGGTTCTGACGTAGGCGTGCCTGTTCCGCTGGTAAAGTAGCAGTTGTCACCACACTTGCCCAAGAGCTGACCAGAAGGCGTGTAAGAGTCGCTTGTGGTGACCGAGTAGAACGAGCAATTACCATCAGCGTAAACGCTGTAATAAAGCCTGCCGACTTCCCAGTCTCCACAGCCGACATTTGCGAATATCGGGTCATTGCCCATGTCATTGACTAGCGTATCTGCTGGGTCGCATGGGGTCGTGTTCTTGGACTCTGCGTAGTAGCTTCCCAATCCATCTGACTTGTAGTAGTTTTCCGAGTCCTCATCCAAAATAGTCCCATCTGGGTAGTAGGCGTATACCCATTCACCCAGCCAAGTCTGACCTTCAGGAGTGGGGATGGGGGGGTCCACTCTGTCGAAGCTGCCATCTGCGCCTCGCTTTACATAACCAGCCCATCCTGCGGGCGGTCTGCCATCGGGAGGTGTTCCCGGTAGCCATTCAAAGTTCACACCGCCATCGCTATTTGGGCCATGGGTAATAGACCAAGCCCCCGTTCCTGTTCCGGGTGGGTCGTCATATCCAATGTTAGACACGACGCTATCTGGGTCCATAGTAGGCCACTTGTTTTCAAACTTGTCAGCAGAACGAGTTCCAGACTTCACGGTTGTTCCGCGCTCTACGATACTGACCATCACGTCTTCCATCTCTGTTCCAACTTCTTCGATGTGACTGTCGGATGATGGCATCAAGGGATAGACGACATTTATCGTCCCGATGATGCTTCCGTCGAGCTTGGTGATAGAGTCTCCATCCTCCGCTGGGACAAGCTCTCCATATTGCTCTCCGGGGACAGGAAATCCATGCTCCGTCCGAACGACTTCAGAACCACCAGCGCCATTCCACATTTTCAGTTCGCGCTGGCGCTCCACTACGGCGTTTCCAAGGAAAGCCGGACCTGCTGTTGCGGTGCTTTTAAGCGTGAATATGACGATTTCAGGAGCTATGAAAATTGTGTCTCCATACTTCTGAAAACCGTTCGGCAACTGACATGGACCATCAAAGTATTGAGCGCCTTCTGGGGGGCCAGCCTCGAATGTTCCCCCAAGGCCGTCGGCCTTAAATTGATTTGGTATGCTTGCGGGGAAAGGTTGGCCAGTATCATCGGTGACAGTTGCCCCCTCCACCAAGGAGCATACGGTCGACATGACATTTCCAAACTTTTCCTTTCCGGGAATAGTGCATTCCCTGTGCGTAGGATGAGCCGTGCAATACATCATCCATTTGTCATAATTACTTTCTGGGAGGAACGGTCCGACGACACCGGGTTCACGTTCTGTCGGTCTTGGAAGCGGTGGGTGGGGCGGCCAATTGAACTCTCCTGTGTTCTGCTGTGGTGTAAAGGTCACAGGGACCTTCGCTGGGGCCTCAATAGGCGACGAGCCAGCTCCGATAGACTTCATCGGCTGGGGGTAAAGATACACCGCCTTGCCCGTAGCGCTCTCTGCCGCGTAAGCTGCCTTGGCTTCCTGCCAAGTGTCGAACTGCTTCACGACTCCACTACCATTCTCATTGAGAATAAACACCGCATAGTGCTTGGGCTTCGTAGGCATTAGTCGGTAATCTCGATGGGGGCTGGGTCGTCCAAAGTAGTCTTACGCTTCATCGGGCGGGCATAAAAGTATGCCGTGTATCCTTCAGCCAGAGCTTCTCGATAGTCCTCCTTGGCTTGAGTAGCATTGGCATACTGCGTGATAGTCAGATTGTCGCCGTCATCTATAATCACGGCAGCGTATTTAGGTGCTCGGACCATACGCTATGCTGGCTTGTCAACAAGGCACAAAAAAGCCCCCGATTAAGGGGGCTGTTTGAATATCTTGGGTATCGCTTACGAAGCGATAATCTTCGAGAGGCAGGCGGCGTTACCGACGCTCATACCGTAGAGGATGGACATCGAGAGCTTCTGCTCGCCGGCGTCACCATCATACCACTCACGAACCTGAATCGACAGACCGGATTCAGCATCCGTCGCAGTAGCGACGTTACCATACCAGTTGGTCGGGGTAGCAGGCAGACGAGCCGCGATGAGGATGGCCTCAGGCGAAACAGCGATACCCTTCAGATTTGCATCGAGAGCACCGAAACCAGAGACGCCACCGTTAGGCAGAGCCGTGTATTGATTGATTTCAAAGCCGTGGATACGAGGCAGAAGGTTCTCGGTCAGAGGAGCATTGGTGCCGGAAGCATACTGCGCCTGAATCGAGTTATCCTTAGCGAGGGACGTGTAGAGGGAAGGACGCACGATAAGCGTACGACCAGCCATAGGCACGTTGGCATCGGTGAGGGCCTGCGAGATGTCAGCAACAGCGTCAGCATCAAAAGCAGCAACGGTGCCATTGTAGCCAGTCGAGGAGAAATTGCCAGCTGTGCAGAGGAGGAAGACGTCATCCATGACCGCCTTGACGACAGCGTGAGCAGCCGGGCGGATGAATGTGCGACGAAGAACGTCATAACCGCCACGAGCGACTTCGCCATCAGCGAAGCCCATCACGAAGCCCTTATGCTTGTTCAGGGTCACGGTCTTGGCCGTGGAGGAGACATTGGAGCGGGAGTAGCCGCCGGCAGCAATGTCAGTTGCAGCAACGCCAGAGGCGATGCGAGTAGTCACGGACTCACCGCGCTGGAGAATGTCTCCACCGAAGTCAGTTGTGAACTTGTTGACCAAGGGGAACTGAGCAAGGAGGGTCGTGAGACTGTCCTGCGCAATGACTTGGAGGTTAATACCACCGAGAGTGTTACTCATAGGATTATTTTATTGGGGGGTTGAAAGTTCGAGGTTTGATTATTGTCAACCTCTGTGGACAATTAGCCGAGGAGGTTGTTAAGCTTCTGGATGCTGATGCCGCTATCGCCGAGCTGACCCTGAAGGGCTTTGCCAACCGGAGAATTAGGCGAGAAACGCATCGTGCCATCGGGACCAGAGTTTTTGTAGAGAACCGCACGCGTCGGCTTATCAAACTGCTCAGGGTTAATCTTGAAGCCATTGATTTGGCCAGACTGATTGAAGCGAGCGCCGCGGAGTTGGAGCGGTAGGTTTGCACCCAGAATAGCTTGACGCTGCTCTTCGGTGATTTCGGCCTTAGCACGAGCAGGCTGGAAAGTGCCACCGGCAGTGCCAACGCGGAATCCAGAGATGCCGTTTTCGACAATCTGGACGGTCACGGTGCGCTCCATCTTCATTTCCTTACCATTGGCATCAAACATCTTAATCTGCCCCTTGAGGAGGTCAGAGTTGGAAATCTTACCCATATCAAGCATCAGAGCGCCATTCGGTCCCACAGCCACGCCACGGCGCAACGATAGGGCATCAGCCACTTGGTCCTTGTTCAGCTTAATCTCGCCACCACCAGCGTTCTGGACGCGGGCAATAGCCTCTTTGACGTCGCCACCAGAAGAAACCGAGCGCTGGGATGCAGTCACTTCGGCATCACGACGGACGCCACCAGCACCGCCGCCCGCAGCACCGCCACCGATAAGTTCACCGGTAGCGACATTAGTGCCACGAGCATAACCGCCGCCAAATCCTCTTGCCATAGTATTGTGTGTATTAGGTGTTAAGAATTAGCGGGAGCGACGCTTGAGGTTGCTCATCGCAACGCCTTCGATAACCTTGCGGTTAGCCATGAAGAACTTGTTCTTCTCACGGGCATCGGAGATAGCCTCGAACTGATTCATCACTTCTTGGTCGGTCTTGATACCGGCAGAGTCCATACCCACAGCCACTGCTTCGGAGGCAGAGGCAGAGACAATCTTGGCGGCCTTCATTTCGATGGACTTGTCAGAGGCTTCAATCTGGGCAACCTTACCCATCAGGGCTTCAAACTTGGCTTGGAGCTGGGCAACGGCCGCATAGGCTTCCGTCTTGGCGTTCTTTTCGAGGGCAAGAGTCTCGCCCATCTTGGAAAGCTGTTCTTCGGCTTCCTTCTTTGCCTTGGCAACCGTGGCGAAACGCTCAACGGCGGCTTCGACAACGTTATCAAAGGACTTAGGGGCTTCGGCAGCGAGGGGCTGGAGGTCGCCGACAGGGGTAGTGTTACCCTTGGTCGGGGCACAGCCGTCTTCGTGAACCTTGGTGGTATCGTCAGCACAGTTGTCCTTGACGCACTTTTCGATGGACTCGGCTTTCTTGCCATCCTTCTTGTTTAGGACAGACTCTTCGCCGTCTTGGTCGGGCTGACCAACAACGTCGTGCTTGCCAATTCCGGGGAGGGAATTAGCCTGCTTTTCCTTTTCGACGAGCTGCTTGATGTAATCCATAACGGCCTGCGGGAGGGCTTCGCCCTTGGCGGCAGTAGCGGCTTGGGGTTCGAGAGAAGCTTCTTCGGCCTTCTTGCCCTTCTTAGCACCCTTTTCAGGTGTGGATAGGGTCTGCTCGTGGGTATGTTCTTCGCCTTCGTCCTTTTGGACATCAGGAGACTCCATGATTTCTTCAACGTCGGTTTCGCCCTTCTTGGAGGCCTTGGACGCGAGCTTAATACCAGTAGAGGTAGTGTTGTCCTTGTTGACGTTGTTCTTGTTAGGGTCGAGACCGGGTTGCGGGATAATGTCGCCGAAATCCTTCTTCTCTTCCTTGAGGGGAGACTTGAGGGTCGAATCAGCGCTCGGCTTGGCGGTCGTCTTGGACGAGTTGCGATACTGCTTGATGAGCATCACTTCTTCGTCGTCGAGGTCACCAAAATCGCCGTCTTCGTCATCGAAAGAGGCCTTGGCAGCTTTGGCCTTGCCCTTCTTGGACTTCATAGGACCACAAGCTTCTTCTTCGGACTCTTCTTCCTTTTCTTCAATCTTGTCCTTGATGAACTGGGGCATTTCGGCCTTGGACTTACCCTTGCCAGAGTTGTTAATCTTCTCTGCGGGGGTGTTGCCTTCTTCGCCGTCTTCAATCTTCTGCTTCACGTATTCGTTGAGGTCGGCCTTCTTGGCGGCTTCCTTCTCAACCTTGGTGGCATAGGCGAGGGCGGCGTCGGTCTTTTCGGACAGAGCCTTAATCAGCTTGGCAGAGGCTTCGCGTTCAGCGAGCAGTTCTCCCAGCTTGGCGATGATGAGGGGGTCGGTTGCGACCGGCTCGGAAGCCTTTGGGGAGGAGAGGGAAGTTTCGATTTCAGCGAGGCGCTTCGAGAGCGCATCCTTCTCTTGGGCGAGCGAAGTCACCTGTTCGGAGAGGGCGAGGGTCTGCTTGGAGGCCTCGATGGCTTCCTTGAGTTGGGTTTCGACGGACTTATTGCTCATAGTTTGGGATTGTTAAAGATTTGAAATTGTCAACCTCCGTACGGTTGGATGCCCTCATAAGAGGTAGGATACGTGGGTTGGGAGTAAAGGGAAGGGAGTGTAGTTCTCTGTGCCACTCGGCGGGTTGCCTTGATGCTTTCAACGAGGTCCTCGAAGGAGTCCACCAATCCCGTGCATAGTCCGCGTGCCACGGCTTTATCGCCATAGAAGGACTGACCCTGAAGGTCTTCAAGGTGCGCAAACTGCCGGACTGCCACTACGTCACGGATGAACCGTTGGTGCAGCTCGTCCACTTCGTCTTGTAGGGCATTGATTTGGTCAGGGGTAAGGCTGGTGCCTTCCACGCCTGCCGCTTTATACTTGCCGGATTTTATGACTACGACCTCGCGGCCTTCTTTTTCATACTTCTTTCGGTCGTCATTCATCGTAATGTAGACGCCACAAGCTCCAATCGAGGAGCTGGACGTCACCACTAGGCGTTTGCACTGCGAGCCAATCCAGAAAGCGGCTGAACCCATATCGGAATCCGAAAAACCGATGGTCGGCTTTTCGTAATTGCGGATTTTCTTGGCAAGTTCTTCTAATCCGGTGGTAGAACCACCGCCAGAATCAATGTTAAGGATGACCTCAAAGATGTTATCGTTGTCCTTCCACTCATCTAGGGTCTTGGCAATCGTGTCGATGTCCGCGCATCCAAGCATCGCCTCAAGAGGGCTAAGGCACTTTCCGATTACCCCACGGACGGGAATAATCCCGATACCATCACGGATGTAAGGGCGGGTGGGGACGGAAATGCCGGTTGCGCCAGCCATCGTGTCCATATCGTCGTCTTCAGATGCCGCAAAACGCTTACCCTTGGGACCAACGTCCTTCTTCGGTTGATAGGATTTACCAGAAACGTGCTGGGACAAAAGATATGCAAGCTCTGGGTTAGAGAGAATTGCATTTGCATTAGCCAGAAACGACTTCGCCTTAATTGGGTCGATGAGAAGGGGTTTTCCCGTCGAAAGGGCGTAAGTTAGGTCGCTTCTAATCATCGTTGGTAAGGTTGTTCTCGGTTTCGGGAAAGACCGGGATTCTGTTTTGGCAATGTGTCAACAGAAGTATCCGTCATTTCTGCTGGAACCCAACCTGTTTGATGCGGAGGAGCTTTGAGTTCTGGGTCTGTGTTAGTCAGCGGGTCAGGCGGTTCGCCTTCTTGTGCGCCAGCAATCTGGTCAATCGGAACAATCTGCGGATTACCATCTGGCCCCGGCATAACGATGCCCAATGCACCCTCTGGGATTGTCTTAGGCGCTCCCGGACCGCCCGGTTGACCACCTGCGCCTCCCGAAGGAGACTTACGCCACAGTTTGTCCTCTGCGATACCTGTTTCCTTGGACACTCGCTGGATGAACGCGTTGTCGCGTGCAATCTTGCGCATTGTCTTTTCAAAGTTGTAGCCACGAGATTGGAAGTCATCGCTAATCGGAGTTCTGCCCATGTCTAGGTCAGCTCTTTCGTTCTGCCCCTCTCTGCCGGCGTCCACAGTCACCGACTTACAGCATACCCACTCGGTCTTCCACCAATTCTTTGCGTTCGGGACGTCCTTGCGCTCGATTTTGATTCCCAACCAGAATTGGAAGTATTGTTGTAGGAATCTGTTGATGATGACTGTCTGACGGTGGGTGAAGAATCGACCAGCCTTTGCCACTATCAATCGAACAGCAGCTCCGCCTGCCCGCGCAGGGTCGGCGACAAACTCATACGGAAGCCCGCCCATGACCGAATCTCGACGAAGGTGGTCAATAAATCCGGCAAAAGCCGACGAGGGTCTGGCTGACGCATAGGACACCAAGCTTTCGTTGTTCTGGAGCACTGCGGTCACACCACCAAGGATACGGTTCATCGCATCCGGGTCGGTGTTCACGGTCGTTGAGCTGCCTTCGCCCATCGGCTGACCAAGACCAACATCGCCGATGTCCATCTTCGGGTCTTCGACCTTGAGAATGCGGGAGGTGCGGGAATTGTCCTTAACGGCGACCTTCTCCATCGCCAATAGGTCCATCTCGTCGCGCAAATTGTTGATTGCGTGCTGGTGGGGTGGGAAAGCTCGGCTCTGCGACGCATATTCCGCGTCAAAGATGTGCATCATAGACGCCGCCGGAATGGTCTGGAACTTACCATCCATCTGCTTGACGTAATAGGCTATCGGCCTGCCAAGCTTGTCGAACTTGATGCCATCAAAGATGTCCACCATCGACGATGCGTCTGGGGGAGTCTCGATTCTGTGCGTTTCGATAATCTGAAACTTCGGACCGCCGTTCTTCGTCTTGCACTTAATCGCAAAGATTTCGCCATCTCGGTCAAGCGCCTCGCAAATAATGAATAGGCACTCCAGCATCGAGAAGCGTCCAGCGACTTCCGGGTTCAGGCACTCCTGTTCCCATTCAGCTTCCACAACGTTCTGCCAATCGTAGTCTCCACCCAAGCACTGAAGCCCGATACCCTCGCCCACCGTGTAAATGGCGGTGTCCTTAATCATCTGCTTGTAGAGGCCGTTATTCTTTTCCAGCCAGCGCGATAGGCGCACCATTTCTCGGCGAGTCGAACCCGACATTTCCTGACGGAAGTCGGTTGGCTGCGGAGCGTCGATACGAGTCCGGTGGACGCTGTAACGCGTCGACTCAAACGCACCCTGATAAGCCTTGGGCTTAAGAAGATTAGACAAGCTAACTCGGAGTCGGTCGACGAGTCCGGGCGGCTTTTGATTAGGCTGGGGTTCGAGGGGCATTAACGGTCAACGAGACGATTGTAGTTCGTGTAAAGACCTCTTGTGCGGCCACCTTCCATCCGAAGCAACGCGTAATTTGCCTCCTGCAACATCTGCTGCGGGGGCATTGCAAATTGTTTCGAGGCATTCGTGGAACCATCCCCGTAGCTCATGATAGTCTTGCCTTCTAGGATAAACGTAACCGCCTTATCTCGAATGGCTTCAATCGTAGCTTTGGGAAGACCGACAAATAATCCGTTTGCGGGCATGTAGATTGGCGGCTGTCAACGCCTCCACCAACAAAAAGAGCCAACCCCGCAGAGTTGGCTCAAGACATCCCACCCGTGGTAGGTGTCTCAAATTGGAATCGGCAGTCAGCGACTAACAGGAGTAAATGCCTGAACTCCCCGGAGCGATTTCGCGCTTCCGACGCTTTTACCGAAATGGAAGGTTTGCCGTACGGTGTTTCCCCATGTCCCAGAGCTGCCCCGTGGGGCTACCTTGATGATGTGGGCGGGTGATTGCTCATCCCGCTCCTCCCGTGGCAAACCAAGTCTTAGGCACGTTCCAAGCTTTTAGAAATGGGGACCTTTCGGTCTGCCTCCCACCCCTTTTGTCTGCTTGAACATCTTGGCTCGATTATCTAGTATCATCCCAATTCGAGTGGGTAGCCATTATTTCAGGCTCGACGCGGCTGACTAAGTAACCTCATTCCTCCCTTTGGACAGGAAGCGAGCGCTGGTCGCCGGTGTGTCTTTTCGAGTTGCGGTGCCTGACCTCCTTGCGGAAGCCAAAAGTGAAAGAACAATGAAAGTGTTATGGGGTCTTGGTTCTGATATGTCAACATTTATTTTTAAGTCGCTGGGTCGGACTCGAACCGGCGTCCACGAGTCTTTTCAGGAGAAGCAAGCTGTTAAGCTTACCCCACCGCCAATCGAGGCGGCTTCCAAGGACAGCACCTGCTCCAGCGTAAATGAGATAGGTGGTGGGATTTGCACCCACATCTCCAGAGAGGCGTTTAACCGCCTTCCTGTCGCTTCGCCAGCGTTCCGCATTTCTGGGTTAATCGAATTGCTTCGACCCCAAGTGGTCATCTCCACTTGGATGCTACACCTGTCATAAAGAAAGTGAGGGGCAGGGGGAGCAGCACGGGGAGGCTTTCGACGGCCATTCCGATTTGCATCCCCACCCCAGCCATACGAACGGAAGGGTCGAAACGAAAGTCCTTCGTTGAGGCGGGCCTGTTCTAGGTCGATGACCCAGACGCCACCATCGTATGACCGCCATGAGCGTCCTCGTGGCCCAAGATAAAGTATTCGGCAACCGACAGCACTCCCTTGTCTCCCCCGCGGCTTATTGCGGTTTCTATCCGGGAGCTCCGTGTCAGAGTTGTGGACCTTTCGGCACCCCACGCCTGTTGCCCGTCATTCCGACCGTCCCACGAAAGAGGTGGGCAATCTTCGGTGCAAGAACACTCCACCCCTTAGCGGGTGGCTCTGCCGTGTGATGCGGTCCGTTTCCGGGACCGGAGCTTGGTAAGGCTCCCTTGCCTTGACCCTGTTGATAGCAGGAGGCGACTACACGCGGTATTGCGCTGACGTTGAAATTGGTGGACAAGGCGGGAGTTGAACCCGCAGCTTTCACGGAGTTGCCCTTCGTGGGGGCTTCTCTTGCCTTTCCGTTCGCGCCACGATAGCGTTACTAGGTCAGATAACTCGACCATTGAGTATCTTGTCCATAAAGGGCAGTCTCGGCAGGACTTGAACCTGCAACTTGCGACAGGGTATCCCCTGAAGTGCCTCACAGTTAAATCCCGTTTAACAGGATACAGGTGTCTAACTCTGCGTGTTAGGTTGCAACCTTTCACGGTTTGTTTCGACATTCAGCGGAGGCAAACTCGACCAATCGAGTAGC